GGTATCAAAAAAAATGGCAAAAAAAGGGGGGACCCGAAGGCCCCCCCAAGATGTTAGTGCAGTGTTATTTCTTAGCTTTCTTTTTATTCAGCATCGGCATTCTTTCCAGCCATGCCGTTAGAGCGTCAATTGATACATCATCGAAGGCCTTGGTTGCATGGCAGCGCTTGGTACCTTCGTTCAGCCATTCGGTGAACCAGATCGCGTCGTCTTTACGTTCTGGTTTGGCCTCCTCCTTCGCCGGACTTTTCTTTTTAGCTTTCGGCGACATGGCGCTCACAATCTTGCCTCGATATGAAGCGCGCTGTTGCTGCCAATATTTACGTCCTTGTTTCGACACAAAGTCTTGTGATGGCAGCGTTCCCGCTGGAGGGGTATCAGGCAACATCTTTGCGAGGTCTTTATCTAACCTGACTAATTTCCTTGCCGCCTGTTTAAAGTTATCGACTATGCCTTCGTTAACGTCCTTATGTAGGTCAGACGTCTTATCCCTCAACTGCTCGACCGTGCCGCTCTGTTCCCGTATCGTGTGTAATAGTTCTTCCATTAAACTATTACTCTGCGTGTTCTTGTTTGCCCATGCCTTCGCCAGTTCACGAATTGTCTTAGGCTCGGCATCGCTGTTATGTCCGGTCGTTGGTGTGTTTGTGTTAGTCATCTCTATATGTCCTTTGTGGATGCTCAGACCGTTGTGGCTGAACTGAATAGATAGTAACATCTTTCCACCTGTCATCAATAGGCTAGACGTTATCAAATGGATTTAATTGTGGTTGATCGTGTCAATTAGTTAGTCAGGGACTAACTTTGTCAAAACACATATAGGCTGACCCTACCCCGCCCCCATGACCCCTTACTGCATTAGGAGTCCCGCGCGTCTTCTATAAATACTAATCTACACGAAAATTCTTCATTTTTTTGAGATCGGTTATTTCTTGTATGCGAGGCCGTATCTCTACCTCGCGAGTTTTTATATCCACGTAGGCTATCCTTACACCCAGTAATTTTTGTTCTTTGGATAAGTTTCGGTATATTGGCTGCAGACCTACTCGACCTTTTAGTTTTCTTTTCGATGTAGCTTTTGCGTCTAGTAGGTAGGTATTCCCGGTTTGGCTAGATATAACTACTATATCTACAGGTCCAAATCCTGCTAATGGTCTGAATACGTAGAACCTGTACCGTAAAAAATATTCTGTCAGGATAGTTTCTGAAATTTGACCCTTAATATGTTTTACATACATATATAGAACACCCCCCCTATAGGAGTCCCAAACCGCTTGTGCCAAAAATTTTTATTTGATAGTATCCCGTAACGGTTAGTAACCTGCGAGAGAATATAGTGACTTTAGTTGTGAATCCCGAGTTAGGGGTACCATTACCGTCTGATACGTCGTATGTAGATCTAAAGGATCGTGCGGCACATGCTTGTAATACTGCATTAAAATTATCTGAGCACGGGTTAGACATAGACCCTACCGTAGAAGATAAAGACGTAGCTGCCAAGTTAGCTCTGTCCTACGCAGCTAACCCTGATAAAACTTCCAAGAAAGTGACAGCTAAGAAGGTGGCAACCTTAACCCCTGCTTCTTTGCTTATGACTAATAGTATATTGCAGGAGTTTGGGCAGTCTGTTGCAGAAAATGCAGCACAGATAAGGCACCTAGTTACCAATAAGCTTGTCCTGGAGACTGATAACCCTGATGCCCGCGTGCGTATACGTGCGTTAGAGCTACTAGGTAAGATTTCAGATGTAGGGCTGTTCTCTGAAAAGACCGAAATTACTGTAATGCATCAATCTACAGATGATTTAAGGGATAAATTACGCGCAAAACTAGCAAAACTAGTAAATCCTGAAGATGATGACGATGCAGTTATACTAGATGGTGAGGTTATTGACGTAGATGCCGAGTTGGGGTTGGGTAGTGAGGTAAAAGAGAGTGCTGGAGAGTAGTGTCTCTGAATTTACTGAGGATGAGGTCCAGGTAATGCTGGATAATCTCGATCAGTACACTCCGAAAGAGCTGGAAGAGATAGATACTCTCGTAGATGAGCTTGCTACACGCAAATACAACCTAGAAGCGCACAGAGACTTGATCGCATTCTGCAAACATATGCAGTCTGACTACACAGTAGGTAAACATCACCGCATGTTGGCCGATATGCTGATGGATATAGAGCAGGGGAACAAGGATCGTATATGTGTTAACATACCTCCCCGACATGGTAAGTCCCAACTAGTCTCAATTATGTTCCCAGCGTGGTATTTAGGTCGAAATCCAAACAAAAAGGTGATGATGGTGTCCCATACTACCGATTTGGCGGTAGATTTTGGGCGTAAAGTACGTAATATGATAGCTACAGACGACTATAGGGCCATTTTCCCTACTGTTTCGTTGGCAATTGACTCAAAATCCGCTGGCAGGTGGAATACAAGTGTAGGTGGAGAGTATTACGCGTGTGGTATTGGTTCTTCTATAGCGGGGCGCGGTGCGGATCTCTTACTGATCGACGACCCTCACTCCGAGCAAGACGTTATAAATGGAAACTTCGACGTTTTTGCAAAAGCGTACGAGTGGTTTACCTACGGTGCACGAACGCGCTTAATGCCGGGTGGAAGCGTTGCAATCGTACAGACTAGATGGCACATGGATGACCTGACAGGGCGTGTTGTGAACGATATGTCCCATAATGCAGGGGCAGATCAGTATGATATAGTGGAATTTCCCGCAATATTGGAGATAGCTAAGAAAGAAGGGTCTGGATATACCGAAAAACCTCTATGGCCTGAGTTTTTCGATCTTAAAGCACTACATCGTACCAAAGCTTCAATGCCCGCGTTTCAGTGGAACGCTCAGTATCAGCAGGAGCCTACAGCAGAAGAAGCCTCTATTATAAAGAGGGATTGGTGGCAGCAGTGGGGGGATGAACCCGCACCTCCTTGTGAATACATTATAATGTCACTAGACGCCGCTGCAGAATCACACAACCGAGCCGACTTTACAGCCCTTACGACGTGGGGTGTCTTCTTAAATGAGACCACTAGCGCTCACAGCATAATCCTGTTAAACAGTATAAAGAGGCGTATGGAGTTTCCTGAATTAAAAGAAATGGCTATGGAAGAGTATTCCAGTTGGGAGCCAGATGCTTTTATTGTAGAGAAGAAAAGTTCTGGTACAGCGTTGTATCAGGAGATGCGCAGGATGGGGTTACCTGTACAGGAGTATACACCCCACAGGGGTTCGGGAGATAAGTTAGCTCGGTTAAACTCTGTGGCTGATATCGTAGCTTCTGAACTAGTCTGGGTACCGTCCACACGGTGGGCTGAAGAGCTTGTAGAGGAGGTAGCGGGGTTCCCGTTTATGAGTCATGATGATCTGGTTGACTCTACTATTATGGCTCTCATGCGGTTCCGCCAAGGCGGATTCATACGCCTACCTACAGATGAACCTGAAGAACAACGCTTCTTTAAATACCGTCAAGGCGGATACTATTAAGATGGCTGAAGATAAGGTTTTACATGGAAAGGCGGCTATAGCCGCTGTAGAGAAGGTAGAAGGTAAACTTACCCCTATACAACGCCATGTTGTATCTTTAGAGGGCTATTCCACGGGTGATTATGGTGACACGAAAGGGGTACCTACTGGAGGTGTAGGTCAAGTTGGACTCCATAAGGGTAAACCCTTTAAGGAAGTTTTTGCTATACTTGAAGAGCAAGTAAGGGATACAATTTCTGGATATGATTCACTACCATTGTATCTCCAAAAAGAACTCGTACAGTCGGCGTACCGTGGAGATTTAGGGCTTAGTCCTTTAACAGTTAAGCTATTTAACGAGGGTAGTCTTTTAGCTGCGGCTAAAGAATTTCTAAGGCATAATGAGTACGTTTCCGAGAAAGCGAAAGAAAAAAACGGGAAGACAAGTCATATCGCAGAAAGAATAAAAGCAACTAGCGATGCTATTGTACAATATTCAGTAAAAATGAAGCCAAGGAACTAGATTATGGCTATTGAAAAAGCGTTAAGTCCTTTACCTGAGAATATGCAAGCCGAAGGCGCTGAAGTAGATCTTGAGATTGAGGTTATCAATCCTGAGATGGTTACTCTCGATGACGGTAGCGTAGAGATAATGCTCGTCCCTGACGCAGGTGGGGGTAAGGATGAGGAGGATGAGTTTGACAGTAATCTAGCAGAGGGTATGGAGGAAGATGAACTCCAGAAGCTAGCCGATGAGATTACTGGTCTTGTAGACGCTGATGTAGATAGCCGAAAAGAATGGGCTGATACCTTTGTAAAGGGCCTTGATGTACTGGGCTTTAAGTATGAGGAGCGTACTGACCCGTGGGATGGGGCGTGTGGTGTCTATTCTACCGTACTCTCGGAAGCAGCTATTCGTTTCCAAGCAGAGACAATGAGTGAGACTTTCCCCGCAGCGGGACCAGTACGAACTAAAATCCTGGGGGAAGAGACCAAAGAGAAAGATGAGGCTGCTGCGCGTGTAAAAGCAGATATGAACTACGAGCTTACGGAGCGTATGGTTGAGTACCGCCCTGAGCATGAGCGTATGCTGTATAGTCTAGGTCTTGCTGGGTCCGCGTTTAAGAAGGTCTACTTCGATCCTAATATAGGGCGACAAACCGCCATCTATATACCTGCTGAAGATGTCATAGTTCCTTATGGAGCATCTCATATAGAAAGTGCGGAACGTGTTACGCATATCATGCGTAAGACTAAAAATGACCTAAAGAAGTTACAGGTAAATGGGTTCTATCTGGACACCGATTTAGGTGATCCTCAACCCTTTCGTACGGATATTGAAGAACGTAAGGCCGAGGAGGGTGGTTATTCTATAACCGATGATGACCGGTACACTATATATGAGGTACACGCTGATCTTGTCATCGAAGGCTTCGATGATTGTGAAGATGAGATTGCAAAGCCCTATGTTGTTACTATTGAGCGGGGTACCTCTAATATTCTAGCTATACGCCGGAATTGGGACCCTGAAGACGACCTCAAGCTCAAACGCCAGCATTTCGTACATTACGTCTACGTACCGGGGTTTGGGTTCTATGGTCTTGGGCTGATACATATTATTGGTGGGTATGCTAGAGCAGGTACTTCTATTGTTCGTCAGCTTGTAGATGCTGGTACGCTATCAAATCTTCCGGGGGGCCTGAAGTCACGGGGTCTTAGGATAAAAGGGGATGATACTCCCATCGAGCCGGGTGAGTTCCGTGATGTAGATGTACCTAGTGGCTCTATACGGGATAATATCACTTTCCTTCCTTATAAGGAGCCTAGCCAGACATTATTAGCACTTCTTAACCAGATTACGACTGAAGGTCGTAGGCTTGGCGCTATTAGTGACATGAATATCTCTGATATGTCCGCAAATGCCCCTGTGGGCACCACACTGGCCCTGTTAGAGCGTACGCTTAAACCTATGGCAGCAGTGCAGGCACGCGTCCATTACGCCATGAAACAGGAGTTTAAGCTCCTCAAGACTATTATGGCAGAGTACGCATCTGAGGACTATGCGTACGTACCTCTCCGTGGGGAAGTTGGGGCACGTAAATCCGACTATGACAGTGTTGATGTCATCCCTGTAAGTGACCCTAATAGCTCTACTATGGCCCAGCGCGTAGTGCAGTATCAGGCTGTATTACAGATGTCCCAGTCTGCCCCACAGATATACGACTTACCCCAACTGCATAGACAGATGATAGAAGTGTTGGGGGTAAAGAACGCTGATAAGTTAGTTCCTGTGAAAGATGATATCACACCTACTGATCCTGTTAGTGAGAATATGGCAGCGTTAGTTGGGAAACCTTTACGGGCGTTCCTATACCAAGACCACGACGCCCATATTACCACGCACACTTCGTTCATGCAGGACCCTATGATTGCGCAGACAATTGGGCAGAACCCACAAGCACAGCAGATTATGGCGTCTCTACAGGCACATATAGCTGAACATCTAGGGTTTAGTTACCGCAAACAGATTGAGGAGCGTCTTGGAGTACCATTACCACATCCCGATAAAGAATTACCCGAAGAGATCGAAGTCAATCTCGCACAACTTGTTGCAGATGCTGGTAAACAACTTACCCAAGCACATCAGCAGCAACAGGCACAGAAGGAAGCACAAGAACAGGCACAAGACCCAATCTTGCAGCTTCGCCGTGAAGAAGTGGCGATTAAGAAGTCTGATGTGGATCGTAAATCCCAGAAAGATCAAGCCGATTCCCAGCTACAACAAGCAGATCTATTGCGGAAGGCCGAGAAAGATAAGGCCGATATAGCTATATCAGCGCAACAATCTGAACTGGATAAAGCTGAATTAATGTTAAGTGCTCAGAAAGATAAGTTAAAGATTGATACTAATACACAAAAAGACGCGGATAAACTCGATCTTGAAATATTCAAGATAGTAACATCTCCTTCAACAAATAACAGGGGATAGCAGTAGGTTATGGCTAATACCGTCTTTGGCGTGCTTATAGAACGTATCGAGGAACAAAAATCCTCTGCAGTAGAATTTCTTATCGGTGGTGGTTCAAAAGACTTCGCTGAATATAGAAATGTGTGTGGTTTGGTCCGGGGTCTTGAAACCGCACGCTCTCTAGTAGAAGACCTTTCGCGTAATTATATGGAAGATGAAGATGACTAAAGCAGCAACTAAACCCAAACTTGTCAAAATTAATGATCAAGAGTTGGAAGCGCAGTTACCTATTCCTGTTGGTTATCACTTACTTGTAGCTATGCCAGAAGTAGAAGATACCTACAGCGATACGAAAATCCTAAAATCTGTAACGACTATGCACCATGAAACAATCATGTCTATGGTTGGACTTGTACTAGATATGGGTGCTCAAGCCTATAGCGACAAAGATAGGTTTTCTACTGGACCTTGGTGTGAAGTAGGTGATTATATCATGTTTCGTGCTAATACAGGTACTAGGTTTATGGTTGGTGGCAAGGAATATCGTCTAATGAATGATGATTCTGTTGAAGCTACTGTTAAAGATCCCCGTGGTGTATCACGAGCGTAGGAGTTATTTAATGCCTTTTGAGAAAGTAGAGTTTGAGTTTCCAAACCCCGATAGCGGCGATATTGAGATAGAACCCTCTAGTGCTATTACTGTAGATATATCTGGTAATACTCCCGTATCTAAAGCTAAACCTGATACCTCAAATAACGAAATAGAGATTGAGGTAGTAGACGATACACCGAAAGCCGATAGAGACCGTAAGGTGTCTGAAGCGCCAGAAGAAGTTACTGAGGAAGAGCTTGAGGATTATTCTGATAAAGTTCGTAACAGGATTAAACACTTCAGTAAGGGATACCACGACGAACGGCGCGCAAAAGAAACAGCCCTTCGTGAACGTGAAGAACTTGAGCGGTATGCCCAGAAATTAGTAGATGAAAATAAAGGTCTAAAAACTTCTGTTAGTAAGAATCAGTCTGTTCTTTTAGACCAAGCTAAGCGTACTGCTGGTAGTGAACTAGACGAGGCAAAACGTGCGTATAAAGAAGCTTATGAGTCTGGAGATACTGACGCAGTAGTAAATGCACAAGAGAGTATGACAACTGCTAAAATAAAAGCAGATCGTTTAGGTAATATTCAACTTCCATCTTTACAGGAAGAAGAAACAGCTTTAGAACAGGATACAACAGAACAATCCGCCCCAGTACCTGTTGATGAACGAGCTAACGAATGGGCAAAGACTAATACGTGGTTCGGTTCTGATGATGAGATGACAAGTTTGGCGCTGGGGTTGCATAATAAACTTGTTAAAGAGGGTATGAACCCTCAAAGTGATGACTACTACGATGCTATTGATGCTCGTATGCAGCAGTTATTCCCTGAACAATTTGAGGGAGTAGATAAACCAGATAGGAAGACTTCAAAACGTCAGGCTAATGTGGTCGCACCCGCTACGCGGAGCACGTCACCTAAAAAAGTGACACTAACGAGAACACAGGTAGACCTAGCGAAACGTTTAGGAGTGGATCTTAAAGATTACGCCAAACAGGTTGCAATAGAAATGGTGAAAACAAATGGCTGAAAATCGTATTGATCGTGAACAAGTGTCTAGAGAAAAAACGGCCCGTAAGAGAGCTTGGCAAAGGCCCGAAGTACTACCTTCGCCTATTGACCAGCCGGGTTATGCATTTCATTGGGTACGTGTATCTACGCAAGGAACGGTTGACGCTACGAACGTTTCATCAAAACTGCGTGAAGGTTGGGAACCGGTCAAAGCAGAGGACCATCCTGAGATTACAATGGTTACCGTAGAACAAGAACGTTTTAAGGATAATGTTGTGATTGGGGGGTTAATGCTATGTAAGGCTCCTAAAGAATTGGTTGAGGAACGTAATGAGTACTTTGCAGAGCAAAGCAAGGCGCAAATTTCTTCTGTAGACAATAACCTTATGCGCGAAAACGATCCTCGTATGCCGCTCTTTAATGATCGGAAGACGAAGGTCACATTTGGCAATGGAACTTAACTAGTAAATAGGAGGCATAAGCTATGGCTTATCCTACAATCGACGGTCCTTACGGACTTCGACCAGTTAAGATGCTTAACGGCTCTGCCTATGCTGGTGCTACTCGGCTGTATCGAATTGCTAGCGGGTATGCTACTGACATTTTTTATGGTGATGTCGTTAAACTCGTAACTGGTGGCACTGTTGAGCGGGATGCCGCTGACGCTGCTATGACGCCAATTGGTGTCTTTTTGGGGTGCAGTTTTACTGACCCTGGTACGTCCCAACCCACATTCAAACAGTATTGGCCTGCTAGCACGGTTGCTAGTGACGCTGTTGCGTATGTTTGTGATGATACGAACGTACTATTCAAAGTTGCAGTCATTTCGTCTGCGGCTACCACTACGCCGATTGTAATGGCCGATCTTGCTATTACGGACATCGGGGCGAATGTGCAAATGGTAGACAATACTGGTAGTACTGTTACGGGCAATTCAAAAATTGCTGTTGATGATACTTCTGCCACTACTGCTACTTTCCCACTTCGTGTAGTAGATGTTGTAACTGATACCAAAACTTCCGCGACGGCCTTCCCTGAAGTGCTCGTTAAGTGGTGTGCTGGCCATCAGTTTGACAACACAACCGGCGTATAGGGGAGTAATGTAAAATGGCTATTTCAAGAGCACAATTACTTAAAGAACTCCTCCCCGGCCTTAATGCTCTGTTTGGTATGGAGTATGCGAAGTACGGTGAAGAACATAAAGAGATTTTTGAAACAGAATCTTCTGACCGTTCTTTTGAGGAAGAAACGAAGCTATCCGGGTTCTCTGCGGCACCTGTCAAGGACGAGGGCTCTGCCGTCGAATATGACAATGCTCAAGAAGCGTGGACGGCTCGTTATACGCACGAGACAGTCGCAATGGGTTTCTCAGTTACCGAGGAAGCTATTGAGGATAATCTCTATGATTCGCTTTCTGCTCGTTATACGAAAGCGTTGGCTCGTGCTATGGCGTACACGAAACAGGTCAAAGCGGCGGCTATCCTTAACGATGCCTTCGATACCACCTACGGTGATGGTGTGGCACTTTGCTCCACTGCTCACCCACTTGTTTCTGGTGGGACTAACGCGAATACGCCCTCCACGGCGGCGGATCTTAACGAGACTTCTCTGGAAGCCGCCGTTATTTCCATCTCTGGTTGGACGGATGAACGTGGCTTGTTGATTGCTGCCCGCCCTGCGAAGCTCATTATTCCACCCGCCCTGCAGTTTGTTGCTTGCCGGGTTCTGGAGACTGAGGGTCGTGTGGGTACGGCAGACAACGATCTTAACGCCCTTAAAAACAAGGGTTCAATTCCTGAAGGTTATGCGATTAATCACTATCTGACTGATACGGATGCGTGGTTCCTCACGACTGATATCCCGAATGGATTGAAGCACTTTACTCGTACAGCGATGCAGACATCTATGGATGCTGACTTTGACACGGGTAATAGTCGTTATAAAGCTCGCGAACGTTATTCGTTCGGTGTATCTGATCCTCTTGGGATTTATGGTTCGCCCGGCGCGTAAGTATCCGGCGTGTTATATTAAGGGGGAGGTACTTGCTATCTCCCCTTTTTTATTTTATATTTAACTTATTCCTGACAGTTGTATAATACGACTGACACTAGCCTAGACAGGAGCTAATCATGGCTAATACTACTTTCAACGGTCCCGTCCGTTCTAAAAACGGTTTTGAAGATATTACAGTTGCCGCCAGTACTGGCATTGAAACTACAAATAGTACTTATGGAGAGAACGCCTCAGTTGGAGGTACTCTTGCTGTCACGGGGGCCTCGACTTTCACGGGTGCTGTTAGTGTAACGGGTTCAATTACTGGCCTACGCTCTGTTAACACAGACTTCAATGCAGCGACGGCAAAAACAGAGACTTTGACGGCGGCTCAATCAGGCACTTTGTTTTTGATTAACGGTGCAGCAGCAAATATTGTTAACCTTCCAGCGTTGTCCACAGGTAATGTAGGTGTGACGTATGACTTCCAGCTTACTGTAGCTGTTGGTGGGAGTGTAACAACCACATTCGTACTACCGGGTAGCGCAGTGTCTAATTTCCAAGGTATGCTGTCGCTTGTGGCGGGTACTGCGGCTAATGCCGTTAGCGATGTTGCGGGTGATACATTGACCTTGCCAAACTCAACGGTGGCTAATGCCCGCATCTCGATGACCTGCGTTGTTGATGACGGAACCAATTCCACTTGGATGGCAACAGCCCTATCTACTCCTATTGCGACTATATCTTAATAGGTCTAATGGGTGAGGGCCTAAAAATCCTCACCCTTTTTAAGGAGGATCTACATGTCTTCTGACATTCAATCTACGTTCATAACTGCTGCCGCAATAGACGCCGATGGTATTTCCGTTGCTGCTGCTGTAGGTAATAACGCTAATTTAGTCCTAGGTGGCGCACTTACTTCTGGGGGCGCAGTAACATTCGATGAACCTCGTAATATTACTATTCTAAGTGCAGGGAACGATTCTAGTAAGTCTTTTACTGTAACAGGTACAGATGAGCAGGGTGACGCTGTTACTGAATCCATCACAGGCGCAAATGCCGATACCGCGACAGGTTCCACTTTCTTTACTACCATAAGTCAAATAGCAGCAGTAGGTAACCCTGCGGGTAACGTAAGCGCGGGTTCTGGTTCCTCTATTGCTGCCCCTATATTCAAGGGTAGGTTACGCCTTCGTGGACTATATGCTGTTAATACGGGTACGGCAGGTACGATCACATTTAGAGAAGGTTCTGGTACAGGTACTATACGTATGCAGTTCAATACTGTAGCGGCTGCTAACACTACACAATACCCTGATGTTCCTGATGACGGTATATTATGTGTAGGTGGCGGGTATGTAACATATTCTGTAGCTGGTCTTTCATCTATGACCGTCTTTTACGAGGGGTAATCCCTGTGCGTACATATTATAAGTCTGGTGGTAGTGTGCGTAAGCCAGACAATATGCCTGCTAGGAATAAGAAGAACTTTCGCTCTACTAAATCTGGCGCAGGGATGACTAGAGCGGGGGTAGCTTCTTACCGTAGTAAGAATCCCGGTAGTAAACTAAAGACGGCTGT